CCAAAACTAGGTAGCCCTATTTTTGGTACAGAATAAACTAACAACGCGGGTAAGGCTAACTTTGGTAATTTAATTCTAGGTATACGCAAAGCCACCTTAAATGATGACTTTTGTATTAACCCTAATAAACCCATATAATATATTTAAACAGTATTGATTTTATCGGAATATTGCTATAATAGTGTATATGTCAAACAGAATACTAGTATCACACGAATCTCCTATATCAATGTTAGATCAATCAATAGTGTATAATGATTACGATTACGCTTTGGTGCACCTCTTTGAAAAGTATCCAGAGTATTATGACTTTTTTAAGAAGTCATTACTAAGAGGTCGTAGTGTACTACTAGACAATAGCATATTTGAATTGGGTAAAGCATTTGATGGTGAAAAGTACGCTAACTATATTAAGGAATTAAAACCAAGTTACTATATTGTACCTGATGTACTTGAAGATGGTTATGCAACGGTTAAAAGCTTTGCAGACTTTACTACAAAATTTACTGACTTACCGGGCCTTAAAATTGGTGCGGTACAAGGTAAAACATATGATGAGTTAGTAGATGTATACAAGTATATGAGTGAATATGCTGACTACATTGCAATTAGTTTTGACTTTTCATATTATCTTGTAACCGGTAGAGGTAAAACTAAGTTAGAAAGATTTGCATCAGGTAGACAGAATTTTATTCAAGACTTAATTAATGATGGTGTTTGGAATTGGAATAAGCCTCATCACTTATTGGGTTGTTCGTTAGCTAAAGAGTTTAGCTACTATCCTAATAATAACATTTATAACATTAGAAGTGTTGATACATCCAATCCAGTAGTTGCTGGGTTACAAGGTTTAACTTATAATGGTGATCTTGGTTTACAAGAAAAGCCAACAGTTAAGTTAGCAGATCTTATTGATACTGAAGTAAATGCAGATCAATTAAGGGATATTTCATATAATGTAGTTCAATTCAAAAATATACTAAAACGATGATTATTGCTTTTACAGGTGCACAAAGTTCGGGAAAAAGTACTCTTCTTTCTAAAATGCGGGAAGATAAGTACTTTAAGGATTGGAATTTTGAAGCTGAAATAACTAGACAGCTTAAAGAGAAGTACAAGTTATCTATTAATGAAGATGGTGATAACTTTACTCAGATGATTACTATTCATAGTCATATTGATAATTATCTTAAGAATAAAGATGCTAACTGTGTGTTAGATAGATGTTGTTTAGATGCATTAGTATATACAACATATCTTTCATATATGAAAAAGTGTGATGAAGAGTTGGGGTATTATTCTGAGTATATTTGTAAGAAACTTATCGGTAAGTATGATATTATCTTTTATACTGATCCATCTATTCCGTTGGTTGATGACGGGGTTAGAAGTGTTGATGTAGATTTTAGAAATAAAGTAATACAATTATTTGATTTTTATATTGAGCATTTCAATCCTAAAAACGTTGTTAAGTTAGCAGGTACAGTAGAACAGAGATATAAAATTATTAAAAAAGAGATTGAAAAGAGAAAAAAATAACATATAATTAAATTATGAGCAATCAAGTATTAGACAATTCAAATATTAACGTACATTTAGGTAAAACATCGCAGTATAAAAATACATACGATAAAACATTGCTTGTTAAGGAGCCAAGACAAAATAATCGCACTTACTTAGGTATTCAAAGTGAGAGTTTACCTTTCGTTGGGTTTGATACTTGGAATGCTTATGAATGTTCATTCTTACTTAGTAACGGTTGCCCAGTAACTGGTGTTGCTAAGATTTGTTACCCAGCCGATAGTAAGTATATTGTTGAGAGTAAATCTATTAAGCTATACTTTAATAGCTTTAATATGGAGAAGTTAGGTGGTAATATTAGAGATGCAATTCTTAAGTTTAAGAATACTGCAAGTGCTGATCTATCTGACTTACTTGGTACCCATGCAAGGGTTAGTTTCTTACCAGGACATTTAGTGGATAAGACTGAAGTAAGTGCTCATGACTTTTATGATAAAGAGCTCTTTAAGACTGTAGAGAATGAGATACCTGAAGAAGAGTTAATGAAGATTCAGTTCAATACATACACTGAAACACCTGAACTATTACAACAGGATATGAGTCTTAATACTAGTGAGTTTGACTATACTGAGCAATACTATCATTCAGGTTTATTAAAGAGTAATTGCCGTGTTACAAGTCAACCAGACTGGGGTGATGTATATATCTATATGAAATCTAACTCTATTGTAGATAAGGTTTCATTGTTAAAGTATATCGTATCATTTAGAGATGAATGTCACTTCCATGAAGAGATTTGTGAATGTGTGTATAAACGTTTACACGACATCTTTAAACCTACAGAATTATTTGTAATGTGTTTATATGCACGTCGTGGTGGTATAGATATCAATCCCGTAAGAGCATCTAGTCAAGAACTAATGTTCAAACTAAGTAAGAACTTATACGATATCTACGGACCGCACGTGAAGACGTCAAAACAATAAGACAATAAGAAACCCGATATCTTTCGATATCGGGCTCTTTTTGTAAGTAAGCTTGATCTTAGAAGTATACTGCCTGAGTTGCAGGAGTAAAACTTTGACCGAGGCCACTAACGAGGATGACGTGGTAATAAAGACTTGCACCGAAAATGTTATCTACAACACCATAACGTGTTAATAGACCAACTCTTGGAGCAAAGTCGTTCTGACCGATCGTGCGCTGAACCATAACTGGAATGTATGGGCAGTAGATAATACCTGTGTCGTAGAACTCAGGTCCTTTATAGCCTAATAGGGCATATTCAGGACGTGCGCCTGCGGTACCATTAGGTCCTACAGTGCCGTATTCACCGGCCATATAGTTACCATCGGTACGTGTATCACGATAAACGTTGAAACGTCCACCGAGGTTACCTACTTTAGCAACGCCAACAGGCTGTGTATTTACATTACCTTGAACTGGTACCCATTGGAATTCAGGTAACATTTCGAGGATAGCTGCAACGCGAGGTGTAGCAACAACGAAGTTAGCTGCTCCACGACGGTTACGAACTGCAATACGATTTGCTTCAATAATTAATCTCTGATAGAAGTCACGATTACGTTCTACTAACCAACGGCCGTCAGCAGAAGCTGGCGACCATACAGAATAACCATTACCGAACCCAGCATTGAGTGCGATTTGGATCATTCTGATTAACATTTCACGGTCGATTTCTGCCTGAATTTCGTACGACATAGCGTTCGTTAATTCAGTATCGATATCAATACCGTTCATGTTCTTCAAGTCTTGTTCGAGTTCAACTGACCAGTTAGCACCTAAGCGTCTTGTACCAGCTTCAACTGCAGTCTTTTCAAATGTTACTTCGAATGTAGGAATTGCGTTCGTTAATTCGTAGTTTTGTAAGAGAGCAGCGATACCTTGGTCTACTGACTGTGTGCCAGCAGGACCACCTGTAATCCACTGTGTTAAGGTACCATAAGCACCTTGTGAACCAGATAGATAAGCAGCGGTAGTACCGGTATAAGCGGTCTGTAAGTACTGATATCCAGCTTCATTACCTGCTGCTTCAGCCAAGATTGATGGCTGAGAAGGAGGATAATTTGTACCAGAACCTGCACCGTCATTTGTTCCAAGGGTTTGACCCGTGTAACGGTAACGTAATGCAAATGCTAGTCCAACTGGACCGGCCATTGGTTGAACACCAACGATCTCGTTTGTGATTAACTCGGGAAAAGTACGTCTAATCATCGGAATCAAGATCTTCGGTAGACGGAAGTCACCTGTTGCGTATGTGTCTGTACCTTGTGTACCTGTAACTGTTGTACCGGCATACATTGTAGCTGCATTACCAACTGCACCTGGGTTACCAGCACGATTAATGCCAGATGAACCTGGGTTATAGTTTGGACCTGCTTCACGAATACACCACTGCTCTTGGTTCTCAAGTAGCATAGCTGTATTCAAGCGTGTGTGATCGTCTTCGATTGCTGCAACACTCTTTGAAGTATAATCGAGCACTGGTGCCCATTTTTCAAGGAGAGCTGCTGCTCTTGTTTCATCGATATAGGCCTGTGTAGGTCTAATTGATTTCATATTTGTTATTTTCCTTTATAATCTATAATAATCGACCCCAAAACCATTGTGAGTGGTTAGGTAACTCAGGAGATAACCTTTTAGAAAGTGTTTCTTAGTACTTACTTAATTCTTTTAAGTAAGGAGAGAGTGTA